ATCTGCTCTTCGTAAGACTTTGGTCGACCCTTGACTGCAACAGGCTCACCGTTAACGGTTGACCAGTTTGGTCCGGGAATACCAGAGTTCAGATAACGAACGCCGATTTGCTTAAGAGATGGAGACGTGTAGAGTGGGATGTCCTTAAGAGCATTCCACGTCTGATGAAGAGATTTAGTGATTTCCTTGACGAGCGGGTCGTTGCTGATTGCCGCTTGGTCAGCCAAGGTCAAAGCACCGTTAAAGTCGATTGCCATATTCGTGACCTTTCATTACCGTTTATCGGTTTGTTATTCCCATCAACTGACTTAGTGAGGACCTAGCCCCACCATAGGACTGTTGATTGCCACTAACCACTGGACGTGCAGAACTTGCTTGAGACTGCGGAGTTGGAGTACGTTGACCGTGTGCAACCTGCTTCGCAACTTCTGAACGAAGTGATTGAGTGAGCCTACCTACGTGTTCATGCACCATTTGTGCTGCTTTAGTTGGTTCATTACCAGCACTAATAAGGGCATCAACGAGAGAGGCAGCCTCTTTAGCCAGTGGGTATTGTTCCATTGCAGTTGTACGCTCTTGATGAATCATAAACTGACTCACCTCAGCCATCGCCTGTTGGTAACGGAACTGCGTCAACTCTGCTTCTAGTTGCAACTTTGCAGTTGCAGGGTCTACAAGGTCCTGTTGTTCTAGTTCACGATATCGATTGACAATCTGTTGTTCTTCCATCTGCTGCTGTTGCTGTTGCAACGCGTGTTGCACATCAGCAGCGGAATTGTAACCTTGTTGTTCAAACTGACTGATTACATCAGCCCATTTGTCAAGTCGGTCAGAATAACCTCTTGCCCTATCGTTAACTTCCCTGAACCTATCGTAAGGGATAGGACCGGGGTTATACGCATCTTCACTGGTTGGCTCCGACAAATACCCGAAGGATTCGTCGATTGTAGATTGCTCTACAGGGACATCAGCACCATCGTTAACGCCTGCTGTGCTATAGACTTCGGGGTCGGCGGAATCCCTAATCGTGTCCATAATGGCGTTACCAACGCCATATACGTCTGACGCACCCGCTGATGAATCGGGTGTCTGTATCATCATCTCGTCTGACAAATTTATCGTACTCCTTTATTTACTCATTGCCAATAGTTGGCGATTGGTTTTGCATTATTTGATTTCGCAAATTCTCTTTGGAAACTTCAACAATACTCTTTGCTGCATCGTTCTCCTGAGTAAGGCGAGAACGCTCACGCATCTTCTCAATGTCAGCAATCTTCTTCGCCTCAATTTGGGCTTGACTCTTCTGAACATCAAGTTGTGTTTGCATCTGGGCTGCTTCAGGGTCAAACTTCTGACTCTTCTGCGTTTCCATTTGCTGTGCTTGAGCCATTTGCTCTTGCATCATTTGTGCCTGTTGTGCCATAGCCTGTTCCTGCATATTCAAGTGGTTAAGAATCTTTGCAGTCTCTGGTAGTGTCAACATACTGACAACAAGTTTATTAGTCGCTGGGTCTTGTGGGTCACCGAACAATCCCATCTGTCGCATAGCAATGACCTTCTGTAGTTTCTGGTCAGGGCTATCTTCTTGAGTGGACCCCGGTACGTAAACAATTCTGTACTGACCGCCATTGCGGATATGCTCAAAACTGATTACACCTTGCTCAAGTTGTTGCATTGGATTTGCTTGCTCATCAACATTACCAATGAACGGTGCTACACCAAATTCTTCAACAAGTGCTATTTCCCATTCTTTAATTCGTGCTGCTGATATTTCAATGTCAGCACGAACATAACTATGCTGGGTGTTATCTGCCCTTTGAAGAAGTGTTACTGCTTCGGCTGGTGTACCAGCAGGTGCTTGACCTTGAGACACATCATGCAATCCAGCAATATCCATCATGTCTTTCTCAAGGAATTGAAGAAGAGGGAATAGGTCTCCACCAATGCCCGGCGCACGAGAAACTACTGGTGGCTGTGAACCTAGATTGTAGTAAATCTTTTTGTATGTACGAGTCTCGTCTAGGTAGTCATCGCCAGTGTGATTAAACGCATCAGCACCTATGTTAGATAACCTTTGAACCATAACGTAATCACGCTGTTGTTCAAACTGCTCAAGCATACGTGAGTAAACACGATTGTAAGTTTGCTGTAATGAACAGAGGTCGAATCCTAGGGAGTGTCCATATGGAGTACCACTACGTGGTTGCCATCGAAGTGGGATAAATGGAAACTCATCCTTCTTCTTATATAGCCACGGTCCAGCATGAAGCAGAACAGTATTAGTACTAACTATATATCGCCCAGATGGATACTCTTGTGACGGCTTTTCCCAATATTCATAAACAACTGATGCACGTTTACGGGAATCACTTTGTGCAAGACGAGCAGTAGATGGAGGAGTCCATCCATTACCAGAACCATTACCACCTTCAAGGTAAGCATCAATATAAGATGCATTGTTACCCATAAGTGCGTCAGGTGAAACTAACTTACCAACGTCACCATAGTTATCTACAAACCACGAGAGCGGTTTAGCAGCCGCATGAATAAGCCACCTAACATCTGCATCTCGTTTGGCAGTTGGGTCAAGGAATATATCGAATGCTGGAAGAATTTCTTCCTTGACATCGCCGATTTCAATATTCTCATAACCAGTAACTTCTCCAGTATCTGGAGAAAAATAAGGCATAATTTGTTGACCACGGGCATCCCAGTAAATCTTTAGATAAGAAGTCCCACAAACACAAGCCCATCGAACACGCTCTTTCAACTGCGTCTCACGACTAAACTTGCGGTTGTAGTGACCACAGATATGATTGGCTTCTTCTGATGCTAGTAGGTCACGTTGGTTCTGTGAAAGGGGAACTGCTCTTGCGTCCGGACCAACCTGCGTCAACTTACCTACAACACCATCAATCAATGGACGCATCTTATTAACTGTAATGTAGCGGTTAGCCTCATTAGGGTTTTGTAAGTTAATCAGATTACGTGTTTGGCTACTAATGGTAAACCACTGCCGACCTTCAAAGAAGGCAATAGCCATAGCCCATTCAAGTTCCATCTCACGTCTAGCACGATAGGCTAATTCAAACTGTTCTTTTACAAATCGAGTTACTTTAAGTTTTTCTTCACTCGATGCATCTGGTTGAACTTTCCACTCATTAGCATCGTGGTCAATAGTAAGGTTTGTATCTTCACTAACAGTTTGTGCATTAGTAAGTTTCTCACTTCCGGGGATACCAGAAACAAGACGCTTCTCCATTGCCATTACTTTAGGTTCACCTTGTTTAGACAACCGTTCGGCAATCTGTGCTGCGAAACCTTGCATAACATTCATGCCTTGAGTATTTTTATCTCTACTCTTAAATAACGGTCTTCTCATTAGATGTACTTATCCTTGTTGTCATAAGGCTTTTTGATGGGGATTCCCCTTCGTATACAGTGTAGTTCATACGAGATGTATAGACACGTTGCAATTATTGGGAATACTATTAGACTGATATATACGTAATTCATATTATATATATTTCCCCTTACCATATGAATCATCTGCCCATAATGGTTTCCACGTTTTCTTCGCATCAACTTCAGGACACACTACTGGGTACTCACGCCACATTAGACCATACCTAAACGAATCAATGGCGTGGTCTGACTTTGTTCCAGCATCAATGTCTTCTGGGTCTCTAGGGTCAGCCATCGTATTACTAATTTCCCTAATCAAGTTTGGACAAGCATTGCGAACAATACGTAATCTAGGAACCGGCTTACCTTCTATCATTCGACTAGCAGCAAGCCATTCCTTCATACGCCTCCATCCAGCCTTGCGGTCTTTTACCGCACGAACGGCAGGAAGACCTTTTCTCCACCATACTTCAACTGGATACTCACCAATTCGTTCAGCGGGATTTGTCGGAGGAAATGTATTAGCCCAGTCAAACGCAATAGCCTCAAGTTTAGTGTTCCACTTTCCATCTTTGAACCGCTTATCAGCAGGTTCTCCTATTTTATGTTTCTCCATAAGGAGAAGAGCATTCTCAGCCTGTTTAGACGATACACATCCAGCCTCATACCATTCACCAATAACATAGACATTTTCTTTGTCATCACTTGCGTAAAGTATAAATGCTGCTGGTGAGCCAGTACCAAAGTCGTGACTAGCCCAGTATCTCCACCACGGCTGAAGTTCAACGTGGTCTATAACGTGCCACGGTTCTCCATCTGAGCCATACTCCCTAAACTCAGGGAATGCTCTACCGCCAACACCAACGTCATGTTGACACTCACGTAGGAATGCTATGATTCCAAAGTCATCAATCTCACGTTGGCATACTTCAATGGACTTATGTTCCCACGTTGCAGTGCCACCAGTAATCTTATATCCAATTCGACCATCTTCACGTT